GTGGTGCGACAGTGATCTGTAGGCCAGCCTCTTGGAGCATTTCCTTGCGGCTGCGTCCCGTGCCGAGTTCCCTGACCTCCACATCGTGAGGGAGGATGTGCTCGGCGGTATGCCATCTGTTCTCTTTGATCCAGTTGACATACCAATCCAATCCGACCCCGTGATTTTCCACGAAATCTAGGACTCTGTACTCCTGATTTATGGCTTGGATCACCCAAATCGCCGTTGAATCAGAAACGCCTAAGTCCCAGGCCGTGTAAGTTCTGCAGAGATCGTCCCGGTCAATGTGACACAAACGGCCCTTTTCTTCAAGGTCGTTTATCAGAGAACCGTAGTAAGAACCCTCAACCGCAGCGTTGAATGAGCATTCAAACTCTTGGTTAAACTTGTCCTCGCCCATCTCCTTACGGGCATCTTTGAGTTCAGCTTCTGCGATCAGCTTTGTTTGGCTTGCCTTGAACTCCAGCAGTCCCCAGTCCTCTGCGTCCTCGGCCTGGTCCCTCAGAGCCTTGAAGTGGTTGTTTCCCTTCGGAGTCCCAAGAAACAGCGCCCAGCCCAGTCTGTCAGAGAGCGCGGGTCGAATAATGTCTGTCCAGATCTTGGGGTCCTGGTCGCCGATCTCGTCCAGAATCACCCCGTCAAAGTATTGGCCTCGGAGTGAATCAGGGTTGTCTGAGCCGTAAAGCTGGATTCTGCGGTCCCAGAAATCGGTCCTAAGCTCCGAGATGTTCGGGGTCGCCTTGAGAGGCTCTGTGTATTTGAGGAGGTAGTCCCAGGCCACCCGTTTTGCCTGCCCATAAGTCGGGGCGATGTAAGCGTACCTGGGGGCTTCCTTCTGGTTTTGGATCGCTTCCTTGATGAGGTGGTTCAGGGCAGCGACTGTCTTTCCCATTCTTCGGTGAGCTACTACTACCGAAAAGCGTTTCTCGGCCATCATCTTATGGATGGCGAGCTGCGGCTCTCTAGGAGCGTAGGGAATTATGATTTCTCGCTTGCCCATGAGACAACCATCTGCAGCGGAGTGCCATCAGCCCCAGTAACCTCCAGCCTGTCATTCTCCCGCCACTGTGCCCGAGTCTTGAGCCAGAAGATCGCTGCCGTGGTGTTTCCGTTCTTGGCTTGCTGATAGAGAGTCTGGGCAACAGAAGCGTTGGCCTCGATCCTTCCCTCGTCTAGTTCCTTGCGGTAGTGCTTGCGAAGGGTATCGTCAGTAATGTCCAGCTTAGTAGCGATGTCCTCGTGCCTGGTTCCTACTGCACTAAGCATCTTGACGATCTTTCGGTTTTCATCAGTTGGCTTATGGGCTACGCCTTGCCCCGATGTCTTACTCATTTTGTAATCCCGAAGGTTGTGTAAGTTCTTCGTAAGTTTGGCCCGTTTGCTCCAGTATGGCTTTCTTGCCGGTGAATTGCTGCCATCTCTTTACGATTACATCGCAGTACTTTGGGTCTAGCTCCATCAGGCGGCTTACTCGTCCGTTCTTCTCTGCGGCTATTAGGGTTGTACCTGATCCCCCAAACGAATCTAGGATGATGTCGCCGCCCTTAGTGTTGTTGAGCATTTGGTACTCGAACAGGGCCACTGGCTTCATAGTTGGGTGTTCGGCGTTCCTGCTCGGACGATCAAACTCCAGAATGGTGGTTTGCTTACGATCCGCAGCCCAGAGGTGACCGGCCCCATCCTTCCAGCCATATAGACACGGCTCGTGCTTCCAATGGTAGTCCTGGCGACCCATAACCATCGTTTGCTTTTTCCAGATCAGGCACTGGCGAACCGTCCAGTTTGCGTCCTTTGCGGCTCCTCGGAAGTTATATCCCTCCGAGTCGGCATGCCAGATGTAGAACACAGCACCAGGCTTCATGACCGCATCTGCGGCCACATAAGCATCCCGCAGGAACTGACGAAACTGGTCGTCATCCATTGAGTCGTTCTGGATTTTCAGGGCGTCTTTTGTCTTGCCCTCATAAGCCACATTATACGGAGGGTCGGTCAGCCACATATCAACAAGCTGTCCACCCGTTAAGGTTTCCATTGCCTGGATATTGGTGGAGTCCCCGCACATAAGCCGATGATTGCCCATCACCCAGATATCCCCTGGCTTAGTAACAGCCTGCTCTTGAACCTCGGGGGCTTCGTCCTCGTCCGTAAGTCCTGCCGTGGGTTCAATTTTGTTCAGGAGCGCGTCAATCTCGTCTGAGTCAAAACCAAGGCTTTCAAGGTTGATCCCGAGGTCTTTCAGCTCCTCAAGCTCTGTGGATAAGAGTTCGGTCTCCCACCCAGAGTTAAGGGCGATCCGGTTGTCTGCCAGGATATAAGCCTTCCGCTGAGTCTCTGAGAGATGCTCTAGACGGATGCAGGGGACTTGGCTTAGGTTTAACTTTCTCGCTGCGGCAACTCGGCCATGACCAGCGATGATCCCGTTGTCCTTGTCGATCAGGATGGGATTGGTGAAGCCGAATTCCTTAATGGAACCCGCGATCTGGGCGATCTGGGCTTCTGAGTGTGTTCTGGCGTTCCTCGCGTATGGAATGAGCGAGTTAATGTCGAGCGTTTCGATTTGGGGTTTCAATCCGATTCCTTTCGGGCCATCGGGCTAAGTTGTCTTACGATGGTGGTTTAGTCTAGCAGGCTTGTGATGGGGACCCCATTACGCTCAAGAATGCGTAAGAGTTCTTCTTCTCCAGGGAAGACAACAAAGTTTGATGTGCCCTTCCCCCCAGATCTAGAGCCTTGGTCTAAAAATCTAATCCCAGGAACACCGGCCTGACGCATTTTTTCTGCTCCCAAAGGACGCTTTGCACCCATTGCAGCAACCAGATCTCCGCCAAAATGATCTGAATCTATAAGCCCGTACTGTTTGGCAAGCGCTTGAATTTCTGAGGATTGCTGATTTAATGGCTTATCGAAATCAAGCATTCTAGCGATCTGTTCGTCTGGCAAATCAATTTTGTATACATTCCCATAATTTTGTTTTATTTGTTCAAATTTATCCTTTGAACTTTTTATGATGTTATCAATCTCTCCGATGCTTAAGTTTGGAGATTTGCTTTTTATAAATTCAGTTAAGGTTTTGGGGTCTTCATAAAACAGTCTAGCCGCAGCTGTTTTGTCTACTATATCGTTAGAGCTAGAAAGTTTTTTCAATTGTTCAGCTGCTTTTTTATTATTTAAACCAAAAGCATAGCTTTCAGCAACAGTTGGGACTTCTGCTACATAGTGCCCATACCCGTAAGCCTGTGCACCCTCTCCGCTACCGATCTTTGTCGGGTCAAACCGCTTGAACTTCGCCGGTGAGCCGTGAAAAACAGTTGCGGCTTTGAGTGCGGTCAAACCTTGAGCTGGCGCACTGATGCGAACAGCGTTCTCATAGACATCCCTTTGCGTGGGAGTCATGTCTTCTGCTGGTTGCGCCCCCAACAGTCCACGGGTAGCCGCGCCACGAACCCCGCCGCCAAACAGACGCTCTTTGTTGATGCGTCCGTATAGCTCTTCCATCAGCGTGAGAAGTCCAGGCATCGGTCCAGCCATGATTACCTCTTTTTGTTGCGTTCGCTGATTGCCTTAGCCTTAGCTTTGGCATCTGCTTTGGAGTTAGCCCCCCATGCCTTTAGGCTTAGGAGGAGTCTCGTTGGGCTTCCGTCTGGCTTCTTCTCCGGTCCGGGCATATTTCCCATTCTTGCCAGGAACGATGCTCGTCTAGGGTTATCCCCAGTCTTTACCGGAGGCTTCAGGTTAGAACCAGGGTTTTCCCGTTCATAGGACTTGCGGCCTTTTTCGTTCAGGCCACCCTTGGGGTTCTTTCCCTCTTTCTTTTGCCAAGCACTCATTTCTTTGCGGTCTTAGCGGCGGCTTTGAAAGCAGCAGCAGTCGGGGCGCCCTTTGTTCCGGGCTTCCTCATGCGCTCAGGAGTCTTGCCTGCGGCCTTTTGCTTTTCGATCCGCTCACGCTTGGCGTGGATGTTTGCGTACAAGCCTTTCATTTCTTCTTCCTTTTGGCTTCGGAAAGAGCAATGGCGATTGCCTGCTTCGGGTTGGTGACCTTCTGGCCTGAGCTGCTCTTGAGCTTTCCCTTGCCGTACTCAGTCATCACCTTTGAGATCTTCTTCTCCGCTTTCGTCTTCATACTCGCCCTTTCTGGCTTCGTATTTAGCCATTTGCAGCATCTGCTTGCGCTTGTCAGTCATCTTTGTGATCGGGCCACCCGTCAGCCATGCAGAACAGGTCCGGTCTGCGGCGCACTTGAACTCGAACAGCTCACAGTACCCAAGATTCGCTGCCTCTACAACCTCGGGGGCGTAGGTCTCATCGTCGGATTCT